TTACAAACCTTTTTCCATACCCTGAATATAAGCAGCAATCTTGGTTTTAGTCTTTGCGTCTTTGAAGTACCTATTAAATGAAAATGAAGCATCATCACGCTGGGCTTTTTCGACCATTGCACTTATATATTTTATCGCAGCAGGAACAAACGTAATTGCTTTTTGATAATTCAATCTATCAACGCCTTTAGCATCACAGATTTGTCCTACCGCAAATAACACATGATAAGCACCATCAATTAAAAACATATGCGCAGAATTGAATTTCTCCTCTTTCCTGATAGAGGATTGCAATAATTTCTTCTTATTTTCAATAACTGAAAGTACTTTGATAGAAGCCAGAAGCTCATCAGCCATTAATTCATCTGTAAATACAGTTTCATAAAGATCTGAGAAAATCCTCCCCCTATCCTTTTTAGCTACTTCAGGTAAATCTAGCGAATAAGCTAAATGAGCTTGTCCGGCACTCAAAGCATCAACTCTGACACTTTTAGGCTGGTTCGAATGCTGCCCATCCTTTCTATCATAAAAAAGCCCCATGCCCTCAAAAGCTTCCTCTAATTTTTTCTGAATATCATCATTTGAACGAAGGTCTCGACTTTTAATTGGAGTTTGACTGTTCGTTGACTCAGCAATAGCCAGACTAACTGGTTGAGATTTAGTTTCAATTATCCTTACTAATATTAAAACATCTTCCAGTCTTTCTTCGGAATTTAAGCTAGCTTCAAATAATGCATTAGATGTCTGCCCTCCATTCACGATTTGGATATTTTTTAATTCTACCAATGGAGCTCTTTTCCCTTTTATATAAGAAAAAGAGTCACAAGTTACAGTAATTCCATTATTCAAATACCAAAATAATGGGCTGCGATCTGATAATGCAGTTTCAATTATGCGTCTGTTTATTTTATTTGTTCGACTTAAATAAACTCTTACATTATCATTAAAAATTTCTTTCCTAACCTCCTTTGGATTTTCAGGGTTTGTAATTATCCTTACAATTTCAGAAGCTTCAACAGTACATATTAACCCTCTAATACTGCCATCGGTACGGTCAAAATAGTCCTTATCCACTATCTGTAACTGCTCATCAATAACGCTATTCTTTCTTTCAACAAAATAATTAACAATAGTGTCCAAACTATGATGGTGAACATTGAAATATTTATATTTACTTAATGACGCATTGGCTCTTTCTTTTTCTCCGTTCTGCATTTCCATTGTGTTACCACAAAAGTGAACTTCAATGGAAGGATTACTTTTCTCAAGTGCAGCCCAAATTTCTTTAATTTTATTCCATAATATCGGATTGCAAGTTTTCTCGAGAGATTTATTTAAATCCAACAAGTCATCAAAGAATGACACTAACTTATCGATTTCATTGCTGGGAAAATTCTTTTTAGTATTCTCAAAGGTATCAGCATATTTAAACTGAAATATATGGATAGAATTCCTGCCATCACGGTCATCGACATAAACAGCATCAACACCTCTATCCATTGAACCATCAGTTATGGCATCTTCAGCTTCTTCATCAGATACATTTAGTAACGTTGCCACCATCAAAATTGGAAAAGCTTTTTGTGGTTTATCGATTCCATTCTCAGGATCCAAGTATGCTTGTACTTTGTGATGAAGTGTATTCCAATCTAACAAATTAGCCATCGAATCACTCTTACTTTTGGGATAATAGAAGTTAAAGAAATTTTACTGATTTTATACCCTGTGATTCGTATGGAGCAACTGAAACAATATTTGTTTATACAATTATACATATCAGCGCGCGCTCGTATCCCCGCCACGCCTGCCCGCTTTATGTAATGGTTTTCATGCACCTGCATGATCTACGCAAAAGCCCGCCAGAACTGGCGGGCCTTAACACAAAAGATCCTCAAACGATCATGCGATCTCATGCAGCATAGACATGCGCGTTTATGCAGAATGTGCAAAATCGTAACATAGTCCGTAAGCGTGAAACCTAGAACGTGACAGCCTTGTCAAAGCCAGAAATAATTGTATAAGAAATAGACGAGTTATCAGCCTTGTTCACTTTGAACTTGGCACCTTTGTAAGCGATAACATCACTTCCCTTAGAATCTACAGAAAAATCTGTTGTAAATGCTGCACGAGCCATATCGTTTGCAAATTCACGATAGGTGAACTTCATTACACCGCCTGCATTTCCATTGTATTCGATAGTCTTAACCAATGAGTTACTCACTCGACACAGCCCATCAGGAACATGTTTGATAGAAATTTCTGATGCAGTATAAGAAGTGCCATTTGGCGGTGATATCTCATTTTTTGCAGCATCGTAACTAACATAATCAACATAGTTACCGATTTGCCCATAGAGATTTTTTAACGCAACAGCTTGAGGGTTATGATAATTGCGGTAAATTCCATTCCCCTCACTGCAATATGTACCAGCAGCGATAGAAGACAATGCACCATTAGCCGCACCAAGTTCTAGTACGTCCGTTTTAAATCCAGTAGCAGATGTGATAATGGGATCGCCCATGTAGGCGGTAGCACTTTGCCCAATAGCAGGCTTCACCACTTCAATAGTAGTGATATTTCGGTTAGAAGCATGTGGCACGCAACCAGTTAGGATTACAGCAAGAGATATTGTTAACGCTACATTATTAATTTTCATTTTTAGCCTATTATTCTTTTCTTGACGAAAAACAAGGCGATATCTGATTGACATCGCCTCTCACTCATATGTAACCCTTTTTGATTAGTAAAAACAAGCGTCTATTGACAAAATCAATGTAGCCAGCTGTCGTCTTCCCACACCTTCTGCATAATTTTCATCACTTGTTTTCTTTCTTCATCCAGTTGCAATCCGGTCAGTTCCACACCGTTAGAGCTACCTTTGCAGATACGAATTACCGTTTTGGGATACAGGGGGCGCAGATTGCGGTAAAGCTCGGATTCAAGGGCGTCCAGAGTAGACTGGCTAATCTTCTGCTCTTTATCGATCATTATTTCAATGCGCATAAAAGTCACCTCAATTGATGACATCCATTGAGCGGTTGTATTCGTGGGTTCTGATTTTTGCCATGAGTTCATCTGTCAGTTCAGAAACCCACTGCAGGGCCAGCCCCTTCTCTTCATCACTACACTCACTAGCTGCTACAAGCTTAAGAAAAAAATCAATGCGCTGGAGCTTCAAAGACTCCAAAAAATAGTCCTGCATCTTTCCTCCTATGACACCACAAGAAATACTGTATATATAACCACTGTTTATATTTACAGTATATAATAATCTTACTGATGTAAAACGTTTTTTACGTTCATCAGCCTGATATGCTTGGTATTATTAAGAGCACGAATTGTTAACCCGCGGAATTAATACAGGTTCCGCCACTTATCATCTTCCTTCAGACGCTGGTTCCGATAGAAGATACGCAGGCCTTCTCCTGATGGAATACTGCCACCGCGAAGGAGCAAATCGACTTCTTTCTCGCTGCCATCAAATCCTCTGGACTTCAGTTCATAGACGAGCTGCTGATGCTGATGATCTGTAATTCGCTGTTTGTAGTCTTTACGCCTTTTCGGTTTAACCAGGCGCAACCTTGCTGCCAGCTCCCGGCGATCTTGTTTGCTCATACTGTGCAGGTAATCGTGCAATTCCTTGTCATCCATGCGGGTAATGTCCGTTCTGGTGCCCCCATCAGCTGATTTATCTTTCTCCTGTTGGTTCAAATTTTCAGCAAGGGGACAGTTATTGCCACGAGTCCAAGGGGCGCAAGCGCCCTGGTCGGCTGCCGCCTCCTGAACGTCAACGGCCTTACGAACCATTTTCCACTTCACTGCATGAGTGCAGATCTTACCCTCTGCAATGGGTGACCAGATGCCATAAATACGAATGCCGTGATCGCCATAGGCGGTCGGCTCTTCGTTGATTTCATAAGCGGTTCTGATAAGGTGATATTTACGGGGAACCAGTACGCCGCCCTGCTTCATGATGTAGGTGGCAAAACAACCAGCATCAGCTGCAGCCAGAATGGCATCAAGGCGCGGGTTATCCAGTACCGGCGCACCTGCTTTTTTGTCACCCTGTTGCCTTGCCGCCTGACCAGCCAGCAATCGCAGTTCACGGTAAGCCTGACGCCCCGGAATGCCAAAGAAGCGGAATTGCTGAACACGATGCAGAGACGCCCAGGCATTAACGTATTCAGCGTTATCACGCAGAGATTTACCCGTTTCCTTGCTGATCTCGCCAGCCAGACCACGCCCGTCAATGTTCTTACTGATGTATTTCGCGATGTAGCTAGTCGGCGTTCCTTTGCGCGGGTTTATCAGCTCAGACTTAAAGCGTGGCCCCGTGTTATTACCCAGCTCCTCGCGGTCTTCACGGATAGCAAACTTACGCAACAATGCAGTAATGGCGCGGCGGTCTTTTTTGCGCATGAAACACAACAGGTGCCAGTGAACTGTGCCGTCATGATGCGGCTCAGCCACCCGCACGCCATACCAGCGCAATCCGGCTTTGTGCATCGCCTTACGAAATGCAGCAAACATGCCGACCAGATAATCACTGCTTTGTCTTACCGTCGCATTTGTCCAGGTCGGGTTGGGCCTGCCGTTATTTAGCGTGGAATGGAAACGTGACGGACAGGTGATGGTGTAGAAAACGGCGCAGTCACCGCGCATTTCCGCGATAAGCTCCAGACCTTTAACACAGGCCATCATCTCATTGCGGCGATGCGCAGGGTTGCTGCTGCTGGCGTTTACCACATCCTCCATGTCCAGCGTGTCGCCGTCTTCGTTCACCAGTTCATGAGAACGGAAAAACTCCAGCGACTTACGGCGCTGCTCACGTTTATGCATCACGACTTCATAGCTGACATAGGGAGATGCTTTTTTGCTGACCAGGCAAACAGCACGCAACTGCTCTTCCCGCCATTCGCAACGCATCTTCCATAATTTCCGGTACCACCAATCGGCGCACAACATACGCGCCAGCGAACCCGGAATGAGTTCATAGGGCACGGGTTTACGGCGGTTTCTTTTCCGGCGGAGTTGCTCAAACGCAGGCGGTATGACATCCAGTCGCAGGGTTTCTGCTGCCACCTTTTCCCATGTCTTGCGGATTTCTTCTGGCTTAACATCATCGGTGGCATACAAATCACCACAAGCGGCATCAAGACACATACTCATATGCGCAGCGACAAGAGTAGACAGGCGTTTCACCTGATCCTGACTCATTTCAGGCAAGATCAGCAGGCCGTCCAGCCCTTCATGGCTTGCCATAAAGCGAAAAGAAGTGGATAGCTGACTGTCGCGTACATGCTCCAGTCGTTCCAGACATGGCTTAATCGTCTCACGCAAATAGCGGGAATAAGCCTTTGGCCTGCCCAGGCTGCTGAAGTATTCAATACGTTGCATCAGCGGCTTGCTGATATGGGAAGGCTGGGCGTTAACGTCCGCCAGTATGACCATGTCCGGATTAAAACGCTGCTGCTCATGCGCCAGCTTTGCCCGGCTAATGAGCTTATCCTGCTCCATTTCGCGCTGGACAGGATCACGGGATTCATTAAAGAAATAACGCTCCCAGACCTGATCACTCAGTGCCTCGCGGCGCAGTTGTTCCTGCTCGTTATCGGCAGCGTACAGAGTGATCAGGTTTGAAAGCGCAGAAACCGGCGCAACTTCCGCCGGGTCCAGATAAGGGTTAATAGCCTTTTTCGGGCTGTTCCATGAGAATGCTGCGGCGGCCTCGTTAAAGCCGCTGCAGTTGTTCATATCAGCATGGCTCATGCACGCACTCCGTACACGGCAGAACTATCCACGCCACGCGAAGGCTCAAATCCCACCCAGCAGCGTGCCCCAGAAACAGCGATGATTTCTGTTGCAGATTTACTCTCACCAGCTGCTACGCCGATGCTGCGTTTTGCCTTGATGTAGTGGTGAGTAAAATTGCGATACAGCGAACGGATCAGGGATGTGTCACTGTTAGAAACAATGACCGGATGTCCTTCTGATGACCGATGTTCAAGAACGGATGCCAGGTGATACTGGTCATCTTCAGTGAAACCATCAGTGTGATAGCCGGAAAACGTACCGTCATACGGCGGATCGCAATACACCACATCCCCCGCCTTCAACATCGCCAGCGTTTCATCAAAGCTGGCGCAGATAAACGTTGCTCGCTGGGCCTTTTCTGCAAATGCGCGAATTTCTTTTTCAGGGAAATACGGATTTTTATAATTACCGTAGGGAATGTTGAAATGCCCGCTCTTGTTATAGCGACATAAACCACGGTAACCGTGACGATTGAGATACAGGAAATATACCGCTTTCATGAAATCAGTAATTTCAGTTGAGTAATTAAACTCCTGCCTTATGTTGTAATAAGCCACCTCCCTGTTTGCGATCTCAAATAAAACTCTGGCGCGAGATATAAACGATTCACAATCAGCAGCAACCTTTTTATAGAGGTTGATTAAATCAGGATTAATATCCGCAACAAGATAACTGGGGTAATCCGTCTCCATCATCACAGCACAGGAACCCGCGAAAGGTTCAACCAGTCGCGGGCCAGCAGGAAGATGTTTTTTCAGTTCGGACATAATGGTAGTTTTATTACCCGCCCATTTCAGGATGGTGCTCATACAGCACCTCCGTTGTAATGTTTGCCTTTCAGCTCTGCGATTTCTTGGCAAGTAATGCAAAGCTGCACACCCGGAATGGCGCGGCGTCGTGCTGGCGGAATTGGTGCTTCACACTCAATGCAAAGCACGCGGGACACGCCCGGCGTTTTGGCACGGGCAGCACGGATATGACGCTGACGTTCTTCTTCAACGCGCTGTTGTACGAGATCCATTGCATCAGCCATTAGTGGATCTCCTGCGCTTCGTTCTGGATTGCTTCAGCAGTCACACGCAGCAGCTCTGCCGCTTCGACGTGGTTTAGCTGGCGGGATGTGATATGACACGCCAGGCTATCAAGGCGAGCTGCCATTGCTTCAGCCCTTGCCCGGCGTTCTTCCAGACGAGCCTCTGTCAGTAAAATATTAAGCCCTGCGTCATCCGGTCCGGCTTTGGTCGTGAGGGTTTCAATATTACGCATAATCAATTCTCCTGAATTTAGATAAAGGGATGCCCGGCGGGTTTACGCCATTAATTTCATTAGTTGGTTAATTCGGCATGGTTAGCCGTCTTGGAAATAAGCTCACCACTGCACGAAAATGATTCATTGCTTTAATCAACTCCCGCTTTTCATCAGTGGTCAGCTCATTAATGCTGATGCTATGACGTTCAGCTGGAATTTTTGCCATAAAGAATATGGCAGCCAGTGCCCGTTTATTTTGTTCATTATTGATATCCCGTGGATTACGCATATCTTTAATAAACCGCTCAAGCTCTGACTCAATATTAAGGCCAAAAACTTTCGCCCTTAATTCCGCAATGTGATTAAGTCCATTCAGGCGTTCGCCGGGGCTTAATGGAACAGTCGCCGCAGCGCCTTCAATAGCCATTTGTTCCCCCGTTTTTTCGTTGATAGTTCTGCCAGCAATTCATCTTGTGAACGGCACGGATGCCAGCGTTTACCATCCTTACCCATTATCCAGCCGTGACCGTAGTGCATTGCCGGACTTTGTTTTACCAGCAGCGATGCAAATGATGGTTCTTTCGTCAGCATAAGCACCTCACAGCAAACCGAATGAAGCACCGAGGCCAGTCACGGTATCAACTGCACTCGCCATCGCAGGGTTAGCCTGTAAACGGGCCTGCAATGAAACAGCAGCCAGCGCCATCAGTCGTGTTACAGAGTTAATGCTGCTGATAGCATCACGACGACCTGCACTGGTTTTTACATCGCCAGATACCGCACCTGCAGCAACACGCCCGATCTCTGCGGTTGCACTCATGACGTAATGTGGCAGTTTCTCTTTTGCCACCTCATTAATCGGTACACATGGCAGGCAGTGAATCTGAGCCAGAAAACCATCTACCAGCGTTGAATCTTCAGTCAGATCGGTAAGCAACCAGATTTCTGGTGCAGTTAATAAATGAGGTTGAGCTGGGTTCAGCTTGTTCCGCAGAATCTGCACATTCATGCCTGCACGTTCTGCCAGTTGCACCAGGTTGTGGCGCAGTGCAAAAGCCCTACAGGCTTCATCGAAATGCGGATGTTTGGAAATCTTGTAATCAAACATGGTGCCCCCCTTAGAAAGTTCCCATAATTGAACTTACTTACCAACAATGACTCGGAAGTTGGAATGACCGAGGGATTCACGGACCTGATCGGTTTTGTACATCAGATAACGCAGGCTTACGCGGCCTTTGTTTTTTCTTTCTTGACCATGTACTTAGCAAGTTGACCATGGTGAATTTTTTGGTAAACAGAGCCGCGGGAAATACCCTCCCACTCTGCGAACTCTGCAGGCGTAGCCATCTCTTTTGGTACACGAATTGAAATATCAGTACTCATAGTGCAGTATCTCTTACTTTGTGTGCGTGTTAGTTCGTTTTAGCCCGTCTCTTAAACTCTCACATCAAGAGACATGAAGACATTACGATCTTGATTCAAGATTGTCAAATGGAGATCACCAATGTTAAACATCAGAATGGGTTCCGATACGGGAGGTAAGGCAGCTATTGAAAGGCTGCTTGAGGCTTATGGATTCACAACTAAGCAGGCATTAAGTGAGCACCTGAATGTCTCAAAAAGCACTATGGCAAACAGAGTGTTACGTGACAGCTTTCCTGCTGACTGGATAATTCAGTGCGCACTAGAAACCGGTGTTTCGTTGCTTTGGTTAGCTACAGGACAGGGAAGCATGAAAGGAGGAGCTGAGCCTGAGAAAAGTTCTCATAATGAGAACAAACAAGCAATTAAACCGTTATCCAAACTCATAACTCCAGCTATTCCTAAAGGAACCCTGGAGAATGGACAACTCAGTATTGATGAAGAGATTTTCCTAGACCACAGCATATTACCTGCAGATTATGAAGAATCGATGTTCTTAGAAACCCCTACTGATTGTTATCTCATCGATAAATCAATTAAACAGGTCAGCAATGGATTCTGGCTTATCAATATTGATGGAATGATTATTGTTGCAAAAATCATGCGGATTCCCGGCAATAAGATTGTAGTAAATCAAGATGAAGCGTCTTTCGAGTGCTCTACTGATGATGTGGAAGTTATTGGGCGTGCAGTCAAAGTAATAAAGAGTATCTAAACATGACTGTCAGAAAACAGCCAAACGGTAAATGGTTGTGCGAGTGCTATCCCAATGGACGCAATGGCAAGCGCGTGCGTAAGCAATTTGCTACGAAAGGCGAAGCCATTGCTTTTGAAAGCTTCACAATGGAAGAAGTGAACAAAAAACCATGGCTGGGGGAAAAGGAAGATCGGCGACACCTATCAGAATTAATTGAGCAGTGGTATTCCCTGTATGGTCAAACACTCGCAGACCCCAAGCGCCTCATGGCGAAACTTAGAATTATCTGTAATGGTCTAGGCGATCCCATCGCCTCAGAACTAACAGCCGGTGACTTTACGAAATACCGCGAAGCACGGTTAAAAGGTGAAGTACGAAATGAAGATGGCACGCTTATGTCGCCCGTTAAGCCCCGCACGGTAAACCTTGAACAGCGCAATCTATCATCGGTGTTCGGTACATTAAAAAAACTAGGACACTGGTCAGCACCAAACCCGCTGGCAGGACTTCCGACCTTCAAAATTACCGAAGGTGAGCTGGCTTTTCTTTCCGTGGACGAAATCAAGCGCCTGTTGGCTGCATGTGCTGAATCTCAAAGCCCGAGCCTACTAATGATTGCAAAAATATGCTTAGCTACCGGCGCACGGTGGAGTGAAGCCGAAAACCTTCAGGGCCACCAAATATCGAAATACCGAATTACTTATACAAAGACAAAGGGCAAGAAAAACAGAACAGTACCAATATCTCAAGATCTGTATCACGAACTCCCCAAAAACAGAGGGAAGTTATTCACGCCATGCAGAAAATCTTTTGAGCGTGCAGTAAAAAGAGCAGGTATTGACTTGCCAGAGGGCCAGTGCACGCATGTATTGCGCCATACATTCGCTAGTCACTTTATGATGAATGGCGGAAATATTCTTGTATTGAGAGATATTTTAGGGCACTCAGATATAAAAATGACAATGGTCTATGCCCATTTCGCACCAGAACATCTTGAAGATGCTGTTACTAAAAACCCCTTATTTAACTTAAAGTGATAAATAAAAATGCATATTCAACAAGAACTCGATGAAGAACTTAATAATCTTTTTGACACTATTAGAAAAAAATCAAGTATTCGACCACCAATTGAGATTGAAAAAAACCTTACTTTGATAGATGACTTCGCTCTAAAATGCAGTAAATTCCGGGGTTGTTTAGTAGATTACATCCAGGAAAATGATAACAGGTTAAGTTTACGCTTGCGCAATAGACTTAGAGCTGTAGATATCATGCAGAAAGAAATCGTCTCGTGTTTAGAGTGTTTTTTATCAGGGGATATTAAGTCGGCATATGACTCATTTGAAAGTATGCTAGAGCCACGAACTATATCTCGTCATATTGAAAATATATGCATACCTCTTTCTGACTTATGTAATGAAGATAAACCATTATTCCGCGTTAGAAAATCTGATACGCCACTTACATCAAGAAGAGATATGTTTCATATTCCGTTCAGTCAGCGTCACTTTGTTAGAGCACAGAGATTTTCAGTTGCTGGTCTACCCTGTTTATATTTAGGAACATCTCTTTATATATGCTGGAGAGAAATGGATAAGCCAGATTTTGATAAGCTATATATATCTGCCTACAAGATCGATAAAAATAATGACTCAAAGGTACTAAATATAGGACCTGATTTTTTATATAAACAGAGATCTATATTAGAGTCAAAAAGAAAGAACAAATATGATTTCAATACCAAACTCTCATATTTAGCACTTTGGCCTTTGATAATTGCATGCAATTATTTAAAAAAATATGACAATGCTTCCTTTGTACAAGAATATATTATCCCCAATCTTTTGATGCAATGGATCAGTCGGAACAGCAATGAGAATGTTGTTGGTATAGCCTACCGCTCAACAAAATTACCTGCTAATGCCTTAGGTAGCAGAGGAATAAATGTGGTACTTCCTCCAAAAGTGCGTTACGAGGAGATGGCCAATAATGAATTTTGTCCAAATCTAGCGAAAATTTTCAAATTCACATTGCCTGTATCTTGGCAGGTCCTAAAAACAGTTGAGTACGTGCCTGAATCAGTTGCACAATCCGATCGAGAGAATCTCAGCAGAAGGCTACGAAGAAGAAAAAATCGTGAGCTAACAGGAAGCATAGATGATGAAATTTTGAACATCTATAATTTAACTGACTTTTATAAACTCGAAACTTGTATGGATGAAATTCAAGTATATGCCCATATTAAACCATGATAGTAATGGCGACATTTTGGCGGCAGAGCATTAAAAGCCTATAAAACGGACAAACACCAAATAACATTAACAATATGTTTTCAAAAGAAATTTACTTTTTTGTTATAATAAAAATGGTATGTAGGAATTTCGGACGCGGGTTCAACTCCCGCCAGCTCCACCAAATATAACAAGGGGTTACGTGAAAACGTAGCCCCTTTTTAATGTCCAGTGTCCACTTAGCGTCCACCTAAGATCAGGTGACCAGATAGGGATAAAAAATGCCAACACCTGAAAGTTTGTGGAAAATTCTGGCTTCACCCATTTCGACAAAGACGGCTGTTAGGTATGGATTCCTCTCTGTAGCAATTGTCCTTTCTATCCGCTTTATACTCCCAATACTTAAGGACATTGCGCCTCTAACTGAACAAGACTTGCCGGGGTATTCCTATGCAGCGCATTTTGCTCTAACGATTTTGTTTTCACTTATTGCGGAAACTCTAACCTTTGAACTAGTAGCTTGGATGTATCTCAAGCTCGAAAAATTCATAGAAAGGAGGAAATTAAGAAAAGAACTCGCCCGCAAACAAGAGATTGAGAGCAAGGAAATCAAGAGAATCCAAGAAAAGTTTATTGAAAATTTCATACTGGCATGGCCCCTCATAGCCCCCCGCTATAAATATTTTGTCTATGAGCTACGAAGGGGCCACAAGGGCTACTCAGATACGAATTCGGCCATCAATTACCTTAGACAACAAGGTTGGATTCACCCAATAACTGAACTACCTTATAGCCATTGCCTTTATCGGTTAGACGAACTCATTTTTGAAGCCCTAAATAGGATAGAGTCAGCCGCAACAGCAACAGACTCCTAGCTTTGCATAGCTGCCCGCTATGCAAACTAGTGAGCCAAATAAATTTAGACTTCAGGCAAAGCCTGCTGGCTGAATCGCCACGGATAATCTAGACATTTCCGAGCCGTTGATAAGATTGTTTTTCATATTCCTTCCACGTCAGCCCTCTTAATGTGGTGGATTTCATGCACCTGTAGCAATCGTAGCGATCCGGATCAATACTTGCTAGGACGATGAAACACTCCACGGGAGCTCATGCAAACCCGTGCGCGGATTTGCGTTTCTGGCTAGCCAAAACCCCACCAGCACTTTCAACACGGCTCCATCCTCAATGGAAATCAAATCTTATCCTTATCAACCCGTTAAGAATGTGGTTAAATCATAACCTTACGTCTAATATCCATTCATGAAGGGTAAACATGGAATCGAACGATCCTGGAAAGCTGATTTGGCATGTCGCCTGCGATGAATCAGGGATAGATGGTCAGCGATTTTATGGATTTGGTAGCTTATGGATGAAATACCAGAGGCGTGGCGATTTTGCGCGTATTGTCCGCGAACTTCGTGAGAAACATAACTGTAGCGATGAAATTAAATGGCAGAAAGCTCATTCCAAGCGTAACGCTGCATTCTATCAGGATTTAATCGAGACCTTCTTCAAACACCCTTGGCTAGCTTTTCATTGCATAGTCGTGGAAAAGTCGAAGGTAGAAAAATCTTTCCACGGTGGCGACTATGATCTTGCAATGCGTAAGCATTTTGGCAAGCTAATAGAGACTAAAATTGGCAATGTCATCAAAGCCCACCCCGACAGAGAGTGTGAGTTTCGTGTTGAAGTAGATCCATTACCATCCCGCTACAAAAAAGCTGATGAGGAATTCCATGTAATCACCAACCACACTTTGGCACGTAGGTTTGGGCGCAAAGATATTATCAAAAGCGTAGTAAGTAAAGACTCAAAGGCGTCAGAACATATTCAGATAGCAGATTTTTTGCTAGGTGCGGTCATGTGCGCTTATCAAGGTAAAGCAACTTCTGAGGCAAAGCTAGCCGTCGCAAACAATGTTGCATCCTACTTGGGATGGGACTCACTGATGCATGATACTTGGCCAACAGAACGTAAATTCAATATTTGGTTTTTCTTCGACAGGTCAAAAGGACCAAGGGATATTGTCACCCAAGAAGTTAAGCTCACTTACGCCCTTCCCAACACACGAAAATAG